TGATGAGGCTTGGTTACATGCGTTAGGAGTAGACACTTCAGAGGAAAAATTGCTAAAACTGAACATGGCTATGATTGACGATGTAGCCAAGGTTATTAGTGACTTTGTTAAAGAATACCGCACACTTGACGAAGCAGATCGTCCTAAAGTATTATTTGTCTTGGATAGTTTAGGTATGATGTTAACTCCAACCGATGTTAACCAGTTCGAAGCAGGCGAAATGAAGGGTGATATGGGTCGTAAACCTAAAGCACTTACAGCACTTGTTCGTAACTGTGTAAACATGTTTGGTACATTAAATCTAGGTCTGGTAGCAACTAATCACACTTATGCGTCACAAGATATGTTTGACCCTGATGATAAGATTTCAGGTGGCCAAGGCTTTATTTACGCTTCAAGTATTGTTGTAGCTATGCGTAAACTTAAACTTAAAACAGATGCTGACGGTAATAAGACTTCAACAGTTAACGGTATCCGTGCTGCTTGTAAGATTATGAAGACCAGATATGCTAAACCGTTTGAGTCAGTGCAAGTAGAGATTCCATATGAAACAGGTATGAGTCCTTACAGTGGCATGGTAGATATGTTAGAAGCTAAAAATATGCTAGCCAAAGAGGGTAATAGTTTAGTTTACAAGTTTACCGATGGTACAAGCATTAAGAAGTTCCGTAAGGCATGGGAACGCAACGAAGATAGCAGTTTAGATAAAGTTATGGCAGAATTAAGTTCTAATGTAACCTTATTGAGTGCTGCTCCTACTATTGAAGTTAATGAGGAGAATGGAAATGAATAAATTTTTAGAAGATAACGCATTAGGCTTACCAGAAACAACATTAATGAACATTAAACCGGACGATATTGTAATTGTCCGCACAGATAGTTCATATACTATGCCGTTAGCGGAAGAACTTGGGCGTCAGGTTAAATATTTGTTACCAAACAACAAGGTAATGATTATTCCTAATAACGTTGAATTTTTAGTATTGCCAGCACAGGCAGAAGTTATTTCTGTTGGAGTAAGAGAAAAATGAGCATTGAAATCGATGTAGTAGGAGAAGTTTGGTTAACTTGTAAAGAGTATATCAATCCGAAAGATCGTCAAGCTGCCGCTGATCATTTGATCAGCGTGGTAGCTGATCATAATATTTTAGAGCGCGATCTTATTGCTGTGGGTGGTACTGATAGCTATCTTAAACGTGCTGTTGAAGAATATCTAGGCGAAACAGTTGAAGAAGCTGACTACGATGATGAAGAGGACGACAACTATTAAACTGTCAGAAACTTCGCAATTTCTAAACGTTTATTCTGAATCTGAGATAGATCAGGCATTGTTGATATTAAAAGAATTACGTAAAAGGCATACCCAGCCGAGAAATTATGGCCAAAAAGTAATAAAAGGCAGTGATCAATTTGATACACTGAATAATTTATTGTTTGATAAATTTAAATCTATCGTTGGTGATAACGATCTTGTGCTGGGATCATGCAGTTTCTTAGAAATAGGAACATCTTATGGAATTCATTCGGATCCTAATTTTTTAAATGAGCACGATGAGGATCAAGTTCCTCATATGACCATGTTAATTCCTATTAGTGTCGACAATGATAGAAATTTAGTTGAGAATACAAACACAGTAATATACAATACGTTTGTTACTGAATACGGAAAGGAATACGGAAAGATACATGACCAATTGACTGTATATAAAATACATAATTGGAAGTTCGGCAGTGTTATCTGCTGGCCTTGCTTGCAATTGCATGACACTGATAATTTCTTTAGTAAAGGGTTTAGGTCAAAACAAGCGATACAGTTTTGCACTTACAAAAATAAAAATGTGGTATAATAAGGTAGTATCCAACTTAGGTAATATTCCTGACTTCATAAGCTATTATGAAAACGAACTAGCACAGGCTAAACGCGAAGTTGGAACCCATGGTAATATTGAAAAGAATCTAGCCAATTTACCAGGTATTACAGAGCAACGCTTTAATCAATTACAAGAAATTGAAGCGGTGCTTAACTATCTCAACATACAATTGCGTAAGATTCGTCAAGTTCATTACAAAAAGTATCTTGAAGGATATGCTCGTGCCTTAACTAGTCGTGATGCTGAGAAGTATGCTGAAGCAGAAGACGAAGTAATTGATATGGAAACTATTATCAATGAAGTAGCGTTATTGCGTAATAAATGGTTGGGTATTATGAAAGGCTTAGAAAGTAAAAACTTTATGTTAGGGCACATTACTCGATTGCGCACAGCGGGCATGGAGGATTCATCAATTGGCTAGTTTAAGTATATTAGAAACTATACGTCAATACGATAGTTTTTTAGAAAGTCTAAAAAACATAGCTATTATGGGCTGTGGTGACAGTTCTGATGTTAATTGGTGGGCTACCTTAGAAAACTACGATGATCCGCCAGAACCTTATAATTTTAATTGTTTTGCTGTGGATCATGATCCAGCTAAACTAACAAGACTTCCAGATTTACCAAATGTTGATAGAATATGTAAAGATTTTGATGCAGATCAGTTATTTCCGTTTCCGGTCAGTATAGATCTAATGTGGGCATATGATTGTCTGCAATATAGTGTGAATCCTTTATTAACATTAAAGAAATGGAATCAGGCAATGACGGTAAACGGTATGTTGTTACTGTCAGTCCCAACACATAGTGGAATTGAGGATAACAGATATTATAGTAGAAGTTACAGCGGATGTTATTATCATTATACGCCTGTAAACTTAATTTATATGTTGGCTGTTAACGGATTCGATTGTCGAGATGCATATTTGCTTAAGAAATTCCAAGATCCTTGGATTAACATAGCCGCATATAAAAGCGAGATCGCACCTATGGATCCAGCAACAACCACATGGTTTGATCTAATAGATCGCGACCTATTGCATCCGAGTATTGTTAATTCAATCAATAGTAATGGATACTTAAAACAAGAAGAAATAGTCATGACATGGTTGGACAAAGAGCTTTACTTTATTGATTATGTAAGTCAAAAGATGGACTGGAATCCCACTGAACCATCAACAATTACTGGAGTAGTCAACAAATCAACTGAATCTGCTGAAACTACTATAGCACAAGCTAAACCAGCAACTACACAGCAACAGTTACTCAAACCACTACCACCTACAAGAAAGAGTTATAAAAATGGTTAATCGTGTTGTGTTAGTAACAGGTGGATTTGATCCCTTACATAGTGGGCATATTAGTTATTTTAAAGCCGCAAGGGCATTAGGTGACATGCTGGTAGTTGGAATTAATAGCGATGCTTGGTTAACTCGTAAAAAAGGTCGTGCGTTTATGCCCAGCGCAGAGCGTATCAACATCATTGAAAACCTTAAAATGGTAAGTCATTGTATATTGTTTAATGACGATGATGGTAGTAGTCGAGAAGCTATCCGCAATGTTAAAACGATGTATCCTAACAGTCAGATTATATTTGCCAATGGTGGTGATCGCACAAAAGATAATATTCCTGAGATGACAGAACCGGATGTAGAGTTTGTGTTTGGTGTCGGGGGTGAAAACAAAGCCAATAGTAGTAGTTGGATCCTAGAGGAGTGGAAATCGCCGAAAACTGAACGAGATTGGGGCTATTATCGCGTATTACATGACGTTTCTGGTGCCAAAGTTAAGGAGTTAACTATTGACCCTGGTAAGAGCTTAAGTATGCAAAAACACCAGCATCGTGCAGAATATTGGTTAGTTACTGAAGGGCGATGCCAAGTGGCTAATCTTAAACATACATCAAATTTGTCACGACACGATTATTTTTACATACATCCCAGTGAATGGCACCAATTGAGTAATCCATACAGTGAACCTTGTCGTATTGTTGAGATACAATATGGCGCACGCTGTACCGAAGATGATATAGATCGTAGATAAATACTTGTATGAGAGCTAAAGAATTTTTAAAAGAATATAAAGAAGATTTACCTGATGCGGAATTACGTCAACAGGTAGTTGGTATGGTCCAACACGCTAATAGAGAACTTTTGGACCGAGTATACCAAACATTATCACATGATGAGTTTGGTGCTAGAATGACCAGTGCGATGTCTGCAGATCCAGATGCTACTATGATTCAAGATAAACTAGCACAGATCATTAATACTACCAATGGAACTTATGCAGAAAAGTCTGCATTTCTAGATCAGTTTCATCAAGGATTCATTGATGTTAACTCACTATTATCAAAGCAAAGCAGTATGGCACATTGGTTTAAAGGCAATCGATTTGCTCAAGCAGTATTTCTTAGCACCTGTCGAAACATAACAGCACAAGGTGTTGGCCCCGGAGAATATGCACTAGCGGCATTTAGTCCTGATATTAAATTTGCTGGTAGATCTGCAGGCGGCGGTGACCTGTTAATAGTAGGCAAACACGTAGTGGAACTTAAAGGTAAAATAAACAAGTGGGGTAGACTACAAAATCCACGTGAAGCAGAATACGATATGGGTGCTATTAAGCAAGCATTAGACAAAGTTGGTATTACCTATACTGCTAAGAGTTTTACTGCAAAAATGTGGTTAGAACAACGCGGACAGTTAGACCCTAAGGTAGTTCCGACCTTGAGTAAAATATTTGTAGATGCCTTGTTCAAACACGTACCTGATGCTGATAAAGCTCCGTTGATTAATGCACTTACTAAAGGCAGTATGACTGACATTAAATCAAATTGGGCAGTATTAAACTTTGTTAACTACAAAACCTATGCAAGATTTGATGGAATTTTATTATTTGATACTAATTCCGGAGAAACCAGATATATCGTCGATGCAAGAGAAATGGCATCATTAAGCCAAATCAATGCACCGCAGATACTAGGTTCAGTGGATCAAGCAATGCCACAAATTGGTTTTTAAAATAAACCATTGACTTCTTCGTAGTTTCCTGCTATACTTACTTGTAATTTCAATCACAAATGGAGTATTCTATGGCATTAAAACCTTCCAACACCGTTGAACGTTATAATATCGACAACTGTCTAGTACCATTCGGTAATAACAGATTTCATATGATCTTAGCAGCCGCAGTTCGTGCTCGTGAAATTGCTAGTCAACGCACTATGCTAGAACGTAATGGGTCTAAAGTCAAATATCCAAACAAACCAGCAGTTGAAACCTTGTGTGAGATTGATCAAGGTAAAATCGGCGCAGAATATTTAAACAAAATCAAATAGGAGAAGTACCATGGCTAAGACCAATGCAACATTCAAGTTTGGTAAGATGAACAAGATCAAACTTGGTAATATCCAAGATCCAGTAGCACGTAATATCTTCCGCAAGGCTATGATTGATGCGCAAGCTACCTATATGGCCAACAAGGCACGTAAGTTTAGTGATCCAGCAACAGCACAAAAAAATAGAGAAACACAAAATAGACCAGTAACTGGAGACAATTAATGGATTATAAAGTCGCAGATATTGGCCTAGCAGCATGGGGTCATAAAGAAATTGCTATTGCCGAAACAGAAATGCCGGGCCTAATGGCAATTAAAGATGAATATTACTATCAACAACCACTAAAAGGTGCACGTATTGTAGGGTCATTGCACATGACTATTCAAACTGCGGTATTGGTCAAGACTCTAGTTGATCTAGGTGCAGAAGTGCGTTGGTCAAGTTGTAATATCTTTTCAACACAGGATCATGCCGCGGCCGCAGTAGCCGACATGGGTATTCCTGTGTATGCCTGGAAAGGTGAAACAGAAGATGACTACTGGTGGTGCATTGAGCAGACTATTAACAA